TTGCCCTTTATAGGGTCATCAAGAATAAAGTAAGGGCCGAGACCAGACGACAGAATGTCAAAACCAATCTCTACCTTCTGGACTGGCTGGCTCAATTTGTCGGACTCACTAGAACTTGACCACCTGCCGAGACATACTTTGTGATGGTGTTACCTAAAGTCTTACCAACCATTGCCAAAGACTGCGTTGAATCAGTCTTGACATTTATGTTAATTGTTGTTCCAACCGCACCTGTGCCTAGTGACTGGATTAGACCTAGCTGGGAACGGAACTCATTTCTCAAGTTGACTGCACTCATCGCCTCTGTTGTTCTACCAGCGATAGCTGCCTCGTTAGCAAAAGTGTTAGCTGCGGTAATGCGCTCTTGCAAGTAAGCAATAACTCTTCCAACATCATTCATTGAGTCAATGAAGATGCCTGTGGCATTTGTGACCGCTGATGCAGCCGTAACAACCCCACTCATTGCGCCCCCAGTTGTGCCTGTTGCACCTGAGGTTGGACCTGTTACATTCTCAACTCGGTTCTTTGCATCGGTCTCGACCTGTCCGAGCTTTCTCATAAACTCATCCACAACCTTGCCAAGCCCCCCAAGGTCGCCCTTCATTGAGTCAATGTTTTCTTTGAATGCTTCACGAATGCTCTTGATAGAGTCAATTAGGGCAAGGTTAGCGTCAACAACCTCTTCATTGAATTGAGCCTGCAACTCTTTGAGAGCATCGGCAAGCTGCGTCTGCGTGGTCTCATAAAGCCCTGCAAGTTCGCGAGTTGCGAAACCTGCCTTGTCAAAAATCTCGCGAGCCAGACCATCCATGCCAGTTTCAGCCTGTTGGTTTATCTCATTGAAAAGCTCTTGAATACGGCGCAGGGTTTCAGGGGAAGACTCAAGCAACCCCATTGCTACAGCATCGCCACCCTCTGCACCCGATGAGAGCATCTGCTCAATGAATACCTGAGAGAAGCCAGCCTCAAACAGCTTTGCACTAAGGGCCAGTAATCTGCGGTTGTCGTTAGCCTTTTCTTCTAGGCTCTTGAGTAAAGCGGTTACTGGGTCTGTAGCAATAAAGTCTTCTGTGAAAGCCTTGTTGTTTTTCTTTGCTTCTTCCTGCGCCTTATAGTAAGCCTCAAGTCTCTTGTCTTCAGCTTGGTTGAACTGTGTCAAGAAGTCATTGAAAGTAAGAGATGCAGCCTGTCGAAAAACATTTCTCAGTCTGTCCTGCGACTGCTGAATAATGTCGCCAAGCTTCTTAGCAAAGTCAGCCTCGGTCTTGATTACTGCATCTGCATAACGCTTCTGAGCTGCTGCAATTGTCTTGTTGTATTGCTCTTGCGCCCTGGCAAGGTCTTTCTGAGCGTTCTGAATAAATTTGCGAACCTTGTCAAATGCTGACTCCACATTCTTTGCAACAGCGGTCGTTGTGCTGGTTGCGGCATCCGTAGTTGCGGCATTCGGCGCAATAAATCCCTGAGCAATGTTGCGGAATCTATTTAGTTCTCCAGCGGTATCGCCAATTTGTTTTCTGAGATTATTGAGCTTGAGATTGTCGAGGTCTCTAATGTGTCCAGCGGCGGTGTTTCCTTGAGTGCCTAAATCAGTAACAGCTCCAGTCGTTCCCTCGACTGACTCCATGAATTCGATAGTGTCTGTTGTTAGGAATCGGAAGTAAGTTCCAAGGTCACCACGCTTGAAGGCCTCAATTGCCACTCCTGCGCCCTGGATAAAAGCGACAAAAGAAGCACCAGTTGTTACTAAGAACTCAATTATTCTGACAAGGTTTGATAGAAGGTCGGAGAAGCCCTTTGCGTCCTTTTGCCCACTTGTAATAGCCGAGAAAAGAAGGTCAAACGCACGCTTTAGGTCACCCAATGCCCTATTCAGATTTGTTCCGCTTGTTCTTGCCTCTTCGAAAACCTCACCAATAAATTGCAGAACACCAGCGACAGCTGGACCAATCTTTTCGCCCAAGTCCTTGAATATCGGCAACACATCATCTACAACAACACCGACCAAGGCCTCAAAAGCTGGAAGCATGGCTGTTCCGATTTCAGCCTGAATGTCTGTGAAGGTTGCCTTGAGGATTCTTTGTCTGTTGGCTAACGAGTCAGAGGTGTTTGCAAAGTCACCAGCGGTTTTAGCTGTTGACTCTAAGAGCAACCCATAGCGAGCCTGAACCTTTTGTTGTTCGGTCATTGTCTCGCCGACCTTGATTAGTCCAGTTCTTAGCGCATAGGCTTTGACCTCGGACTCAAGAAGGTTTATACCAAATCTCTTTAAGGGCTCTGCTTCACCCGAAAGACCAGACTGGAACACCTGCAAAGCCTCGGCAACCTCAATGTTGAATACCGATGCAAAGTCAGCGGCGCGAGTTGTAATGTCTCCAATGAATCCAGCAACATCGCCACCTTCGCCAACAATTCTTTCGGCAAAGGCTGAGAACCTAACGGCAGCTTGGTTGAACTCTGTGCGAGCCAGACCCAATGACTGAGCAGCATTCTCACCAATCTTTAGGACTTCATCTGCGGAGCGACCAAACGCAACATTGATAGCGTTAGTAGATTCTTGAAGGCTAGAAGCAGCCTTGATTGAATCGGCCGAGAGCTTGGCAATAGCCGCGCCAGCCGCGACAGTTGCAACACCAATAGCTTTGAAAGCTGTAGTAATTCCGTCACTAATCCCCTGAAAGGACTTCTGTGCGTTCTTGATTCCCTTGTCATCCCAGACGGATTTGAGGACTACGCGGACTTGTGACATTAGTTATCTCCAAATGCTTTATTGAAATACTTTTGCAAAACCTTATCTATCTCTCTAGCAACATCGTCAATCTGCTTTTCTAGTGCAGGCCATCCAAAGCGAGAAGCCTTGCCATATCTACTCGTCAGCTCTTGAATCATTGCCCGACCCTGACCATTGACCCTGTGTCTGCGCTTTACAATTTCACCATTGCGTTTTCTGTAAACATATTCTCTTGACCTTGTTCCCATGTTGCCGTTGGACTTCCTACCAGCCATGTCAGCCATAGAAACAGCAGGGCTGTTAATAATGACCTTGGCAATTGGCGTGGTGAGACTGCGACCTGATGCTTTTATTGCGCTTGAAATAGTCAAGGACTTGGGTCCAGTTCCCTTGCCTTTTAGCGACAATCCTTGCTTGCCAGTTCCCTGCCAGTTCAGTCTGCCTTCGTTTATTACATAGCTCTGAAGACCAGTTAGCTTGCTCGTCCTAGAAATGACAAAGCCCATCCCCGAAAGGGGTGGCTGATTAGGAATGTTGAGCTTAATCTCATCGGCAACAGGCTTGGCAATTCTGTTTATTTCTTTTCTAAATTCCTTGACACCATCGGGTTCGATGTTTTTGAGCTTTCTTAACATGGCTTTTACATCAGCCGAGTTCAGCTCAAGAATTGGATTCAACATCAGACACCTCTGGTCAATTCTACCTAATAGAAAACCGACCCCGAAGGGTCGGTCTCTACTTCTTCGACATTTCTTGCGCTCGCCAGACTAGGTAGCGGCCCATTGTCCAAAGCATTCTCTCGTCAAGCTTTAGCAATTCCAACGGACTCAATTTGTATTCGTAAGCAATGCTGACGAGATACCAATGAGCTGAGGTATCGCCTAGCCCTTCGATGCTTTTGGGTCAACCGCTCCAATGGAAGCAACTGTTTCAACCCATGCGTCAAAGCCAAGGGATGTTTGCTTCTCTCTGGTAAGTGATGACCATGCGAGCCAGAGCAGGTGTGTGACTTTCATCTCCTGCCCCAGCTTCGCAATGCTGATGTTGTATTCAGACTCAAACTTCACCATGTCAGCCATGATGACCTTGATGTCCTTCTTGGTCTCGTCATTGAACTCGACCTCTAGTTGCATCCGCATTTGGTTTCCTTTCTCTTATTTAGTTGTTTAGACTGTGCCGCGAGTTACTGCGCCTGTGATGGTCCAGGTTAGGTTCTGGACAGCCAAGTCGCCGACTGCTCCGCTTACTGGAGCAACATTGTCAACTAGGGCTGTGAACTCATACTTAGGTGCGTTCGTTCCCGCTGGAGTTCCAGCAGGGAAGATTGCGACAGTTGCAACTGTGTTGAACAGGTTGTAAAGAATGCCGTCCAAAGCAGTTGAAGCATAGTCGTTGTGAAGCGAGAGGGTAACCGAACCTGATTTTAACCCGCCCAGGTAGGTGCGCCAGCCAGAGCTTCCGAAGCTGCTGGTCTCCACCGCATCCGATGTTGTAGTTAGCTCGACTGAGTTTACATTCTGCGAGATTGCAGTTCCGTTGAGCTGGACAACAACATCTGTCAAGATTTGTTTTGCCATTTAGTTTTCTCCTATGTGTTAGCTAGCTAAAACACGAACATTGAACTCGGCAGCTAAGTAGGTGATGTCCGAAATAGTTACCGAGCCATAGTTCGTCATTTCAGTCACTATGACAGAAAAGGCCTTACCGCCAAGTGACTTATCTGATTCTACCGCAAGGGAAACAGAGGAATCTCCTGTGCTTGCACAGAACGCATCAAGATTGCGCTGTGCCGTTCTCTCATCTACCCTGCCAACAATTACCTGAACAGCGAAGTTGTATTCGGTCATTCCACGCTGAAAGTCTTGGTGATATTGAACGCGAGACAACTGGACTATGGCAATTGGTGGCGATGGGTTGTCTGGAATTATCGGAGAAACTCTTAGTCCTGGAATGGTCGAAAGATTAGTAGCGAGACCATCGCGCAGTTCTGTAATTGAGGCCACTATGCCATCCTGATTCGGCGGTATGGCTCGACTAAGTGTTGAACATCTGGGTCAAGTCGGAAACCAATTCTCATAGAACCAAGCTCACCAGAGATGATGCCAAGTGGAGAGTCGAGACGCTTGAAGATTCTTGAGGCAAGAATGACAGTTGCCTGAGTAATTGCTACTGGAACTGCTGACCAGCCCCATGTTCCAGTTATGCGAACTGTTGCCTCGCCCTGTCGGTCTGGAAACAGGTAATCCTCAATTGCTCGAATTTGATAATAGGCAGTTGCAATTCCACCCGCTCGACCATTCAGAGGCTCAGCTTGCCAATCCTTAGCAGCCCAGGTGGTGTCAAAGGTTTCTCCATCTTCTGATGTTTGAACCTGACTTAGAGTGATGAAGTCTTCTGTCTCACAGACGAAGTTGTCTATCGGTGAGAAAAGTTTTGTCGCAGTTCCAGCGTTGTAAAAGTATCTTTCGGTGTATGAGTCAATTTGGCGTGATGCCGACTCAATTGCCATTTCTAAAGCCTGGTCGTCTATTCCATCGGCAATTCGGAGAGCTGCCTTGATTTGGGTTAGAGTCGCATATCCGTTAACGATTGCCATGATTCCTCCAGCCTCTATTCTACCGACATTGTTCTGACCATCTCCGAAATCATCGGCCCTCTGAGGTAGCGACTATTGCGCCAGAGCAGTCGGTTGGTGTAGCTGAATTTGGTGGCAAGTCTGCGGTCAATCATGTTCGTTATGGTTGGTATCACTTCGATATCATCTCTACCTAGTCGCTTGGCAATCATCTTCACTAGGTCGTATTTGGAAACCCAGTCATCGGGGACTAGGTGCTGAGTTCCAGCCAATAGGTAATTCTGTTTCATTATCCCTGCGACCACCCTTGCAAACGCCTCAGTTGTCACGCCGTTCCAGTAGTGATTGACAAAGCCGTTTATCCTTGCACCTTCGGGTTGGTTCTTTACCCAGTCAAATAGCGAGCCTGTGCCGTTCGCTCCAATTATCGAGCATCGCAGATTGAGCCAGTTCGCTGCTGAGACCTCACCTCGCTTCTTGCTTACGCCGTAGGGGTCGGTTGCGTCTCGCTCGGAGTCTTCTGTATAGAAACCCTTGTCACCTGCAAACACGCAGTCAGTTGCAATCTGAACGAAGTAGAGGTCTTTGCGAGTTGCGAGCAGGTGAGGAAAATCTCCGTTTATCTTTTCCAGCTTTTCGACTGTTGGCTTCTTCTGTGGGATTACGCCGATGCAGTTAATCACAACATCGCCTTCGGTCAGCATGAATTGGTCAATCGAGTCAGGTGCTTCATACTCCAAGCGTGATGGTGCAATCAGGTCAAAAGAAGAAAGCTCTTTGACCATCGCCGAGCCAAGCATCCCCTCAGCTCCCAAGATGAGAACCTTCACCGAAGCGACCTAGCAAGTTGTCTAATCTGTTCCATGCCCTCTGCTCTTTCATCAGGCCCAACCAATGCTCCAGAGGTTGTCATGCGGTCATAACCTCTGTCAAAAACTATCCTCATCGTAGGGGTGTTGTAAGGCTTTACCAGACCAGTTTTTCTCATGTGTAGCGCGAGACCCCAGTCGGCGAATCTTATGCCCTCAGGGAAGCCTCCAGAGGCTTGCCAGAGGTATCTGGTCATAGGGTTAGCACCGCCTAATTCGAACTCATAATCAAGGGTCTCTGGCAGCCACTTGGTCTGTTGGACATAATCTGTGCCTTTGGTTCTAAGCCAGTCGCAAACTAGGTTGCAACCTGCCGCCTCTGCCTCAGGTATCGAGTTCAAGGCTTTAGGCAGGAAGTAGTCGTCAACATTACAAATGGCTATCCACTTGCCAACGCATAGATAGATTGCTTGATTCCAATACTCCGCATAGCTATTCAGGTTTTCTTTTATTACCCTGACAACACCCTCATTTGGAACGCTTGCTTTGACAGCTTCCCAGTTCTTGTCATCGGTGACAATGTTTATCTCAAAAGGCTTGGTCTCAAGCGACTGCACTCCTGCCCACCATTGAGGCAGAAATTGAGAATAACCATCTCCCCAAATTGCTAGGGGCAGAGAGATTAGACTAGGGTCTTGAGGAATGGTAGCCAATAGTGATTCCAGACCTTTACATCGTCAAACTGCTGAGCAAACTTGCGTGAGGTTTCTGAATAGCGACCTTCCCTCTTAGAGACTTCATAAGCCTTTTCAAGCTGTTGTGCAATTGAGGGTATTGACGGAATTTTCCACCATGCAGCTTGAGCCTCATCCCAGAACAACTGTCCCGAAACTTTGAACCCATCCTCTGCCACTAGGTCTCTTGGTCCAGTCCAGTCAGATGCGATGACCCTGCAACCCGATGCCTGTGCCTCGATGATTGGAATTTCAAACCCACCTCCGAGTGAAACCTGAAGTGCAACATCGGCTGCTGAGTAAAAGCCAGCTAGGTCGTGTCGGTCAATTCCCAATCGGTAGTCAATTGGGTCGGGGAAGATAACAGAACTCATGTCAAGCCCGCAAGCCTCGACTAATCGTGGCAAGTGAAAGCCACCATAAACGCCCTTGGGTTCGGTGTGAACATACATATAAGCGTTTGGGTGATTCTGCCTAAACATCGAAAAAGCCATAAACACAGTATCGAATGATTTTCTGTGAACTGATTTGTTTGCTTTGTTAGCGGCATTGACCACAACAAGAAAGTCGTCTTCCTTGAGTCCTAGAAATTCTCTTGCGCCTTGCTTGCCAATTTTGTTAGTTGGCTTAAAGGTAGAAACTGTGTCAATCGAATGAGGGATATAGATTCCCTCGACTCCAACATCATTAAGTTGCTCCATGCCGAAGGGTGACATTGCAATCGGCGTTACATTGTCTTTGTCTAGCCAACGCTTGACCGCAGGGGGCATCGAGATATGGTCGAGCGGTATCCAGCTCAGAATGTTTGGCCACTCATCTGTCGGCCACATCTCAGGCTTCAGAACCCAAACATCACAAAGAGTCAGGATGTAATCTTTCCAATCCTTCTTTGCCATCTGCATCTTGTGTCCAACTGCAAGTGCATCTTGAGACATTGGGTCAAAGCCTCTTGCGTAATGCGGAATTTCTCCGTAAGGGGTTTTGAGCGTTGAGTTGTTTCCTTCTAGCCCATAGTTAGAAACATGGCCAACATTGACTCCATGCTTTACAAGATTGTCAACGAGATAACCAATCTGTTGTCCATATCCAGTCGGCTGATATGGGCTGTTGGAATAGGTCGTGACAGTAAGGTCTAATTGTTCTGGTTTCATTGTTTCCTTTCTAACCCCACAATAGCAAAATCCCCCGACTTTTGGTCGAGGGACTTGCTAGATATCGGAGGTTGACTATGCAGCCGAGCCTCTGAAAATCTGGAAGTGGCTCTGGTGAGACAGGTTTCCGTCAACGCGAATCATGAAACGGAAGACGCTCAAGTCGTTACCGAACTTGAAGTCATCGCTTCTGTCAACGCGAAGTCCGCCTGCAAGGCGAATCTTATATGACGGGAGATATCCGAAGCCCAGGCTGGCTGCGGCTGAGCCGACTGCGGCCATTCCACTGTTCTCGTTTACGCGGTAGCCAAGAAGAGTGTCAGCGGTTGCGCCGTTGAGACCAGGCTCAAACAGGTAGTAACCATCTGTCGTCTTTAGCTTGCGAGCGTTACGAATTGCGGTTGGAGACATGAGCCATCCAGTTCCAGGCAATCTCCTAACAGCTGGGTCAACAGAGTAGACCATGTCTACAAGCTGGTCAGCGGTGAATAGACCACCTGCGATAGTTCCTGCAACGCCAGTTCCAGCAGCAGTTACGATACCAGTTGGCTGAGCAGTTCCCGAACCAGTTGTTAGGGCAGCGTTAACTGCAACACCGATTGAGTTACCAGCAGCGCGAGCAAGAACTTCTGCGAGGTCTATCGAAGAGTCCTGTAGAAGTTCGGAACTTACAGGCACGAGAAATGCATATTTATAAGCTCCGAGGGTGATTGAGCTGAAGGTTGGCTCTGACTCATCAATTGCCGAACCTGGTGTTTCGATAACAGCAGTTGCGTAATTTGTGAGCACAGGTATTTTCAAGTCTTCGCCCCCCTGAGTTTCAAAACGCTCTCCGAGGTCTAGCATCGGTCCTACAGCCCTCGCCAAATCGTATACACGATTCACAAAAGACTGAGGCACAACGCCAGAAGAGTTTGATGGGGTCATTGTTCCGCGAGTCTCGAACTGGTGAGAGCGAATCTCACCCTTTGCAAGTGCGCGAACATAGTCGTAGTCAGACTTGGAAGCCTGTGCTACTTCGTATCCACTAGCAGCAGCGGCGGCCTTAGCCTCACGCTCTTCTGCATTGCGGATGGTTTCGATTGCGGCTGCACGCTCGTCAAGGTCTGCGTTAATGCGGTCGAACTTGCTCTGCTCTTCAGCAGTCAAGTCGCGCTTCTCAGCAGCGGCGGAGTCAAGCAGGGCCTTTGCTTCCTCCCATGCCTTTGCACGAGCCTCAGCCTGTGCCTTAATAAAGGACTGTGACATTTTGGTCTCCTAATAGTTTTATTGACTTCAGCCGCGCTTACGCAGAACTGAATAACAGGCGGTGCTTACACTCAACCCTGTTTATATTCTACTAGGTAAAGGAAAACCCCAGAGGTAGAAAGGAAGACCCTCTGGGGTGGTTACTCGCTAAAACCTTGCGCTCAGGGGATGCGCGTTTCAGTTGGTTTGATAATGCGAGTTTCCTTTATAGCGGCTGTCGCCGATGCGCCGCTGTTTCTATCGCTGTCATCATTGACTGCGACATCTTTGTTGTCTAACTTCCAAATGGCATCAGCCCACTTGTCAGCTAGTGAATAAACCTCGCCGACCGATGGGTCTCCTGCGATTGCGAGAATGGTCTGTTTTATTTGTTCTTTGTTTGCCATTAGTTCCTCTTTAGTAGTAGGTCAAGTTGCTTGCGCTTTAGGTCTAGCAGGTTTGGCTCTTCGGTCTTTTCTTCTTCTACCTGCGTCACAGGGGAAAGAGTGTCAACAACCTTCTTGATTAGCTCTGCCTCAGAGTCACTTAGGTCTGCGCCTTCTTCTAGCTTTAGAACTGCATCAGCTAGTTCGTCAGCGTCAACCTGTGCGCGAGTGGCTGCCTTGTCTAATGAGCGAACCATTGCTTCGGTTGAAGCATATGCTGGAAAAGCCACAATACTTGCCTCAAATAATCTGACCGACTTCAGAGTTCTTTCGGTCATTTCATTGTTCCATGAATCCTTGATGACAGAGAATCCGAATGACATCTTGTTGAGGTCTCCTCTGCGGAGTAGCTCTGCCATGTCTCTGCCGTCAGTTGTGTTTGGCAAACTTGCCTCTACCCTGAGACCAACCTCGTCTTCATAGAGTTTCATTGTGCCCGAGCGAGTGGATGCAAGAACTCGGCCTGTGTCGTGATTGACCAAGAGCTTGACATCGTTGCGAGAGCGTAGCGAACGGCGGAATGCGCCAGGTTCGATAGTCTCAACGAATCCACCCAAGTCTTCTGATGGTGAGTTGAACTTTGCAGCATAACCAACGAAAGTCATGCCATCGCCTTCGGCTCTTAGCTCAAAGTCAGCTTCAAAGTTTCTAGTTTCGTGTTTCATCTTTGCTCTCTCTTGCTCCGCTTCTAGTCTAGCGACCACACCTTCTGCGTAAGTCTGTGCGCGTCTTGCAGAACGCTTAGTTGTTCCGCCACCCCAAAGTGCCATTGCAACAACACCTGGCGATGGGAAGTTTTCTGAATTTGGGTTTGCGTCAGGTGCGTCAAGGTCTCCCAAGTGTCTTGCAATCCAAGCCGCAATGCGAACCCACTTGTCGGCCGAAACATTGCCCTCAGCCATTGAGCGAGCTTCGCGGATTGTGCGGTCAACTAATCCGTCTCCGCCAAGCCCTTCTGAATACCATTGCAAACCTCTGCGAGCAGACGCTCTCATGTAGGCAGGTGCTTCTAGGTTTACCTGACGAACCTCGTCATCGTCTTCATCATCTTCTGGCTCATCCATTGGTTCTGGTAGCGGGTCAATCTTTGTGAGAGTTGAGAACTTGTGTCCGACATAGACATCGGTGTCTTCCCAGCCACCCTCTACTCTTTGGTAAACCTGAATCAAAGCAGCGGGGTCATCGGGAGTGCCTGTGATTGTGAATGAGGAATCGGGAACATTTATTGTGCCATCTCGCTCAATCTGGACAATCTCGCCTCTGGCTCGACCGCCTGAAGTATTCCAAGAAACATAATCGCCAACCTCTAACTCAGTTGGTCTTGCTCTTTCTCCTCCTGGCTGAATGCCCTCTGCGATAGAGACAGCGACCATCTGGTCAATGGCATCTTGCTTGGTTGTGTGACAGCCGATTACTTCGCCGTCTTCTTTGATAGTTGCCCATCCAGCGCAGTCAGGTGATGAATCAGTTATGAAGTATGGCATTAGCCGAGCCTCGCATTCACAGTTATTGTTCCCCCTAGTGCAACCGCTGTGCCGTTTATTGTGATGCCACCTGCGGTTGTGTTTATGCTGATTGTTTGAGTTTCAGCGTTGTAAACAATCGGCGATGTTGCAGCTACAACTCCAGATGGCCCCTGTGGGCCAGTTGCTCCAGTTGCGCCTTGCGGTCCTGTTGCGCCTGTTGGTCCTGTCGCCCCAGTAGCTCCTGTCGGTCCTGTTGGTCCAGCAGGTCCAGTCTCACCCTGAATACCTTGTGGGCCTTGTGCGCCAGTCGCGCCAGTAGGACCAGCAGGGCCAGTTGCACCAGTATTGCCTGTGTCACCCTTATCGCCTTTGTCGCCCTTGAGTCCTTGAATGCCTTGCTCGCCCTGAATACCTTGTGAGCCTTGTGGTCCTGTTGCTCCCGTTGCTCCCGCTGGTCCTGTGTCCCCTGTGTCACCCTTTTCCCCCTTGTCGCCCTTTACACCTTGAATACCTTGCGGACCTGTTGCACCTGTCGCTCCAGTTGCGCCAGTCAATCCTTGAATACCTTGAATGCCTTGCGTTCCCTGAATGCCTCTTGGAATTACAAGATTCAAAGTTTGATTAGGAGCTGTGCCTGTAATTGTTGCACCAGCATCTCCGCCAGCTGCACTAGCGGTTACAGTTCCAATTGTTAATGTGTTGGCAGGTCCAATCTGACCCTGTATTCCCTGCGGACCTTGCGGTCCTGAATTGCCTAGCGTCACAGATGTAGAAGTTTCAATGACCGCAATGTCAACGCTAGTTTCTGTAACTGTAAGCGTGGAATTGGTTTCAGTTATTGCGACAACTGACCGAGACATTACCGAGTGACCTGCGCTTCAACAGTAAAGTTACCCTGCACAAGTCTTGTAATCGCAGAGCCAGAGTTCAATTCAAGGTCGTAAAGATATTGACCTGCGACTATTGAACCCATTGTGTTTGCGCTGACGCTGATGTCAATAGTTCCAGCAGTTCCGCCGAGAGTTATTCCTGACCCATTAGTCAAGCTAAGAACTGGAGTGGTTGCGTCATATGCTTCCCTTACCTGCATGGCTGCTGTGTAGTTAGTTAGATTGACCGCTGTGCCACCAATTGACCAACTTAGAGACAGGTCATAAGTTGCACCTTGATAAGCGGTGATGTTGTATCTGCCTGGTGTTATCACTTGCTTAACCTTAGAACTCTTACATTTCTAGTTGCTCCGTCTGAAATGCACCAAAGGCTGTCTCCTGGTGTCAGATAAAACTCTTCAGTTGTTTGCTTAGGAAGATTCAATCCTGTTGTGGTCGTGACATCGCTTCCGCCAAGATACACAGTATGTTCTGAGTTGTTATGAATGTGAACACTTACAGGGTTGGAGTCAGCAGGTGCAATTTGAGCTGCAACTGTTCCGATGCTGAAATTGATTGCTAGTAGTCCCATTATCCCTCCAGATAAACAGAGCTTGGGTCGGCAGGATTAATCTGTGCGACACCTTGAAGTTGAACGCTTGGAACGCCTGTGTGTGCGATTGCGGGCAAGCCCATAGCAGCGAGTGTTTCGGCAGGGTCGAAACCTGCAACGATTAGTCGCTGTGCCATCAGGACACGCTTGTCGGTTGCAGATAGGTCTGCTGCATCAATGTTGACATTCGCAAGTGGAACTCTAAGGATGTCTCCGCCGTCAATCTTTGAAAGACCCTCTGCGACTCTTGCGTCATTCGTCGTCAGGATTCCCGCTTGGATTCCCTGCGAGTATGCATTGAATCGTGATTGAACATCGCCTCTTAGAAGAGCATTCATGTTGAACTCAACAAATGCGCCCTGTCCGTTTGGATAGACCTGAAGCAAGGTTGAGAGTGAGTTCTCAATAATTGCAACATAGGGTCTGAGCGTATGGGTGACAAACTCGATTTGAGTGGCCTCGACCGATGAGAAAGTTTGAGTGCCTGGCAGATTCATCATGTGCGAAGGAATGTTCCAGATTCGACACAGGTCTTCAATAAACATCCTGCGTGAGTCAAGTAGCTGTGACTCTTCTGGGTTTATGCCTATGTCTTTGATGTCAAGACCAGAGTGCAGAACGATTGTCTTGTGAGCTTTTCTCCAACCGCCATGACGAGCATCTACAGACTTAGCAAGCATCTTGGCTTGGTCCTCTGTCAAAGACTGAGGAGTCACTAGAGCGTAGTTACCTGATGCGCCTTGTCCAAAGAATCGCTGAGCGTATGAGTCAAGAGCAAGTCCAAGACCAAGAGCGTCTTTCATCTCTTCGACTCTTGAGACACCGCGAATAGCACCTGGTCTCATAACCGATTCAACAATGTGCAGAATCTCGTCTGAGTTGTAAGTCTTCTGGTCTTCTTCATAAACGAACATGACGCGACCATTGCGGTTGCGCTTGACTTCAATCTTGGTCGGGTTTAGAACCATAAGATTCAGAGGTAATCCGTTTTCGTCTCTGAAGACTCGGATAAAAGCGTTGCCGTCAAGCATGAGGGAAGCGATGATTGAGCTGATGAATGGGGTGCGGTCAACAAACGAAACATCTGGTCTGTTTACCCAGTCGGGCTTTGGTCTCATCAAAAGCTTCTGCCCATCTCTTCGAACCCATGCTTCCATCGGCAGGGTTGAGATTGTTCCAGCGATTAGCGAGATTGCAGCCGAGACTCCAGCGAGCTTATAAATGTTGTCTTCGGTTATGTAAGTGCCAGAGTTGTTCTGTAGTTCAAAGTCAAGACCTGCACCCCAAAGGCTGTTAGGTGTGACTGCTCGTCTCTCGAATAGGTTATTGAGCATTTGTTCTCTCTAGTGCTAGACCGAATAAGACTGAAAAGACTCCAAGTCCGATTAGACCTAGAGGCAAGAAAATTATTCCTAACCCTGTGCTGATTAGGATTGCCCCTGCAACCTGTAGAGCTGTGACCAATTTAGAAGACATAGACACCTGGAGTTAGTTGTTCGGGTTCTATTCTACTTGTTGTCGCCCTATCATAGGCAATCACCATCGCCACAGCCGCGTCAATGCGCCTCGCTGACTGTCTGTTCTCTTTCACTATTCTCACCCCTAAGTTATCTGATTTGACTACAGCATTGTCTAGATGACGAGCCAATAAAGGGTCGCCGTCATGGACAAGTCTTTTCTCAACTACAGCATCGAACGCCTTAGCGCAAGCAGGAATCATGCGCCTTGCGTTAGTCGAAGGATACTCGACAATTGGGTAGCCTTCTTCTGCTAAGACCTGCATGGACCTTTGCCAGCGGTAAGGGTCACAGACAATCTCTTTGACATTCGGGTTAGCTTTGACAAACTCACGAATTTGGTTCTCAACATCGAGAATGTCTACACGCCACAAGTCGTCATGGATGTTGGGGTCTTTCTCCCAAGCCTTAATCATGAAAACCTGCGGGAGTGGTTCGATGGTTACACCGACTAAGACAGTCGAGTCGCCAGAAAACGAACCATCAAAGCCAATGACATAATCCTTGCCTGCGATGTTTACCTCACCCTTGCAGGCTTCCCATGTGCCAGTTGGTAGCCATGAGACTTGCGAAGAAACCCATTGGTTGCATCGCTTAGTTCTAAACTCCGCTTCAGGTGTTCGGCGAACTGCGGACTCAAAGTCTGCGGGGTCTGATAAGTCTCCGAATCCTGGGTTGGCAAGTTTCCAAGTCTCAGGGTCGCGGTGGTCTGAATCGGCTGGAGCTTCCCACCATGCCATGAAGAAGGATGGGTCATTTACTTCACTCGATGCGACTCTCTTGCCGTAGTTATACAAACTGAAAGCAATTGAGTCTTGGCCTGTTGAATCTGTCTTTACACCTGCGGTTGTAATTGCAACAAGATGAGCGAGCGAACCTCTTGCACCCATAGCCAGAGACATAACATCGAACAATTCTCGATTGGGTTGAGCGTGAAGCTCATCGAACCAACAGGCTGAGATGTTGAGACCTTCGGCCGAGAATGCTTCCGCTGATAAGACTCGATAAATAGAACCAGTAGAGGGAATCTCAATTGCGTCACGATAAAGCTTTGCCATTTTCGCAAGTTCCTCGTTTGCTTCGACAATTCGCTTAGCGTCAGAGAAAACAATGCGAGCCTGTTCTCTAGTAGCGGCAACCGAATAGGTCTCACCTCCAGAAGGTCCGAAGTAGGTGTCGAAAATTGCCATTGCAGAAGCGATGGCTGACTTGCCCGACTTTCTTGGCATTCCGACTAAGTTGACTCTTGAGCGAAATCCGCTTCCGTCACTTGCGTAGATGTTACGAATCAAATCTTTCTGCCACTCTCTTAGAACAAGCTTTTCCCCTTGCTTACCTGCAACCGAGTCTTTGGTGATTATGCCGAAGCCTTCGATGAAGTCAATGACAAGTTCGCCTTCGCCCTTAGCGACAGACTCAGACGGAACTGGAGTTAGCCATTGAGGAGGCCACACGCTCAGCCTTTCTCTTCATCAGTTCTTCTAGCTTGCTTGCAACCTTGACCTCAGCGATGCCGAGGCGGGTTCTGTCTGTCGGGGTGAATCCTAAGAGCGAGAGATTTGAGGTAATCATTTTCTCTAAGTCATGCAAGGCTCGGTAAAGTCGCCACTCACTTGTCTCATGGATTTTAGTGATGAGGTCATTGCGCCTGTCCATCTGCTCACAGGTCAAGAGCAAGAGTTGAGTGTCTGAGTTGCGAGCAATCCATCGCTCGCCTGTTTTCATGGCTGCATCCCAAAGCTGTTGGCCTGCGAACTCAAGCGGTCGAGCTGGCGCAATGTAGCCGCCTTCGATGTATTCAATTGGCTGAGGCAACGCACGCTTCCCTGGGTTGCCTGTGGCTCTTTTCTGTTCGGCTGGTTTCGGCGGATTCGGCATTTTCCTAGCTTACCCGAAAAGGTTTGAACTGCGGTGGTATGCAGACAAG